AGCCGCACCTAAAGATGCAGAGCTAGTAAATAATGCTATTTTAAAAGTATGCCCACCTGAAGACTCAAAGCTGTGCTTACCTTGTAGAAGTTCTTGTTTGAAACTAGAACATATTGCTGATGTTATTGCCATAATTTAATCTCCTATGGGTTTGCTGAGTTTATTGGTATTCTAACTGCTCCGTCTGTGTAGTCGTCTCTTCGTCTTCTACCAACTTGCTCGTTAGCAAACTTCTGTACTTCTTGTTTATATTTATTTTCATACAAAGTCAACATGTCTATCGGGCCTTTTAAAAAGCCATATGCTTCTGATAAACAGCAATATAAAAGACCATTTGGAAAATTAAGACTAATATAATTACTTTGATTGCTAGACTCTAAAGTGTCTGGCATTTTATTAAAATGCACTCTAAATCTGTATGTAGTATTTGGTGTAGGGGCTACGAATATTCTACCTGATGTGGTGTCTGTGTTACCAGTTGCACCACCAAACATAGCATAATATTTAGGTTGACCTTGAGCTGCGGAGGTTCCTGTCACATCCTGATATTCTTGAAGATAGGTCATATCTTTTTTCTCTAGCCATCTATTAGCTCCCGTAATAGCTGATCCATTAGTATCGTAAACTTGTATACCTCTAACAAATAAACATCCAGCAGGTGCATTTATAGATTCTTGACCTGCCACAAAATTACCTAATTGTTGTTTTTTATCTGCATCAATAGGCACATCTCTCATTATTCTGTATTGAGAGTTAAGAATTATGTTTTCTAAAATATCTGTTGTTAAAACATTAGAATCTACTTCCGTATAATTTCTAATTTGTGTAATTAATGTATCGTAAGTTATTCCCGCCATTATACAGCTCCTGCTAGCTCTCTACAAATAGGACAACTTTTTTTATATCTATTATGTGTTCCACATTTCCACTTGGGTTCTTCGTGCACGGGTGTTTCTGGCTCTGGAACTTTAGTATAATACTCGATGTGCTCATCTTCTGGACATGCACATTGTTTAATACCAAATAATTTACTAATTAATTTTTTAATCATGCTGTTACCGTTACTGGTCCTGCTGATGCAAAACCGCCTCCTCCAGACTCAGTTATACTAGATGTTGTAGCTGTTGCAAAGGTATAATTATCATCATCTACTTTTGTAATTGTGTATCCTGAAGCTAAATTTATCGTTGCTGCAGCAACTCCACCCACAACTTCTGCATTTCTAAATCTAACTGTATCCGAT